CTGCTGGTTTCGGTGCGGGTCCTCTGCCGGCCATCGCGGCGAGGAACGTGGCGGGTGGAGCATCCGTACCCAGCGGGCGTGGAATGCTTGGTGGTCAGATCCCGCTTCGACGCAATGGAGTCCTTCGGACATCGAATTGGTTGAGCACCTTGCCGATGTGATGGAGGAGTGGGTTCGTGACCCTGGTACGGCTGGTCGCGCTGGCGAGGTTCGTCAGCTCCGTGACGTTCTTGGTTTGACCCCGAAGGGTCGCCAGGATCGCCGTTGGAAAATTGCCGAGCCGGAAGTTGTTGATCTTGATGACAAGCGCCCTTCCGCCGCGGCCCGTATGGAGAAGTTGAGAGCTCGTGAGGCTGCCGCCCCCGCCAAAACTGCCTGAGTTTTCGCTTGGGTTCGGTGTTTGCGAGTGGATTGAGGAGAATTGCGCCATTCCCGATGGTGAGCAGGCGGGTGAGCCGTTTCTTCTGACGGACGAGCAGGAGCATTTCGTCAATTGGTTTTACGCGGTCGATAAGGACGGCAAGTTCCTTTTCCGCCGCGCCTTGATGGTCAGGTCGCAGAAGTGGGGGAAGGGGCCGTTGTCTGCCGCGATTATTTGCGCGGAGGCTGCCGGCCCGGTGAAGTTCGACCATTTCGACGGCACCCTTGCCATTGGCAAGCCGTGGCCGACCCCCTGGATTCAGGTTGTGGCCGTCTCGGAGGACCAGACGGACAATGTGTGGACGGCACTGGTGCCGATGATCGAACTTGGCGAGTTGAGCGCGAACGTGCCCGATACGGGTAAGACCCGCATCAACGTTTCGGGTGGCAATGGGTCATCGGGCGTTATTGAGCCTGTGACTTCGGCTGCCTTGTCCCGTCTCGGCCAGCGCCTCACGTTCGCCCTGCATGACGAAACTCATTCTTGGACTGAGCACAACGGCGGCATGAAACTGGCTGATACGCAGCGCCGGAACCTTGCTGGTATGAAGGGCCGGTCGTTGGAGACGACGAACGCATGGGACCCGGCTGAAATGTCGGTGGCGCAAATCACTTTTGAGGCTGACATGCCGGACGTGTTGGTGGATTACCCGGAGCCGCTCGAGGGTTCGATCCGCAACAAGCGGGAGCGCCGGAAGATCCTGAAACACGCCTATGCGGGCGCTCCTTGGGTTGATCTTGACCGCATCGAGGCGGAGATTGAGGAGTTGTTGCCGCGGGACCCGAACCAGGCGGAACGGTTTTTCCTGAACCGCATTGTTGCTGGTGCTGACCGTGCTTTTGATGTGGAGGCGTACCGGGAGCTGGCTTCTGACTATGTGATCCCGAAGGGGGCGTTGGTCACGGTCGGTTTCGACGGTTCCCTTTACAACGATGCCACCGGCCTTGTTGTCACGGAGGTTGACACGGGCCATCAGCACATGGCGGGGGTGTGGGAGCGCCCGAAGAACTTGCCGCCGGATGATGATTCTTGGATGGTCCCGGTGGTGGAGGTCAACGAGGCTGTCGCAGCGATTTTCGAGCAGTGGAAGGTGTGGCGCATGTATGCCGACCCTCCGTATTGGCAGGAGTCGATTGACCGTTGGGCTGGCACGTATGGTGCCGATGTTGTCCATTATTACTGGACGAACAACCGGAAAAAAACCGCGTTTGCGTTGCGGGAGTTCCGGTCGGATATGCGCCCTGGGGTTATGTCACATGACGGTTCGGAGCCGTTGGTGCGCCATGTGGGGAACTCGGTGCGCCGGCCAACGAACATGCGTGACGACGAGGGCCATTTCCTGTGGCTCATCGGCAAGGACGGCGCTAAGTCGCCCAACAAGATCGACCTTGCTATTTGCGCGGCCCTTTCGTGGAGGGCGCGTGGTGATGCCATCAATTCTGGAGCCCTGAAGAAGAAGCGGGGTCGCCTCATAACTTTCTAAGGAGCACCATATGGCGCTTACGCCCCCGAACCAAACGGTCGAAGTGCCGCTGGTTTCCAATTCCCCAGATAGCCAGCCGGTCGATTCGCCACTTTGGTGGGTTGGGCATCTCGAGAGTGAGATGAACAAGCGTCAGTCGCTTATCTGGCTTCAGGAGGATTACTTCGCCGGTCGGCACAAGATGACCTTTGCGTCCAGCGCGTTCCGTGAGGCGTTCGGGCAGATGCTCGCGGCCATTTCTGACAACTGGATACCTCTGGTTATCGGTGCGTCGTGCGAGCGTCTGAAGCCGCAGGGTTTCCGGTTCGGCAAGGACGCCAAGGGTGATGATGAGGCGTGGCGGATCTGGCAGGAGAACCAGCTTGACGCCGACGCTTCCCTCGCGTTCACGGAGGCCGCGAAGCACGGCGAGTCTTACCTGCTGGTGTGGCCGGCGGAGGACAAGAAGCCGCGTGGCATTTTCGGTCGCATGTTTTCCAAGCGTTCGAGCGAGCCGGTGCCGCGGATCACCGTTGAGCATCCGTCGCAGATGATTGTGGCCCGTGAGGGTGGCGACCGTCGCCGTCGTGCCGCCGCGTTCAAGCGGTGGGAAGAGGACACGGGCGAGGTTTGCGGAACCCTGTACCTGCCGGACGAGATCCACTATTTCGTCAAGAAGAGTGACGGGTGGAAGGTGCGCCGTCCTGCGGCTGCCAACAAGCTCGGTGTTGTTCCGGTCATTCCGTTGGTGAACGAGCCGCAGATGCTCCCGTGTTATCCCCCGGCGGCACTTGCCCAGCTTCCTCATGGCGTCAACGCTTACGCGCATGTTGGCCTTGGTCGTTCCGATCAGGTGGACATCGTTTCGACGGTCGACCAGATCAACAAGCTCCTTTGCGACATGATGGTTGCCTCCGAGGTCGCGGCGTTCAAGCAGCGGTGGGCGACCGGCCTGGAGGTGCCCGAGGACGAGGAGGGCAACCCGCAGGAGCCTTTCAAGGCCGCGGTGGATCGTTTGTGGGTCGGCGATGGCGAGAACGTCAAGTTTGGCGAGTTTCAGGCCACTGATCTAAGCAATTACACGGGCGCGATTGAGCAGCGCATCCAGTCGCTCGCGGCCCGCACCCGCACCCCGCCCCATTACCTGCTCGGGCAGATCACGAACGTTTCCGGTGACGCCCTGAAGGCGGCTGAAGCGGGGTTGTCCTCGAAGACCAACGCGAAGAAAAACAGTTTCGGCGAAGGGCTCGAGGAGGCCATCCGTCTCGCGTTCGCCTGGATGGATGACGACCGGGCGATGGACTTGTCGTCCGAAGTTGATTGGGCACCGTCGGAGGCCCGTTCGGAGGCCGAGTATGTCGATTCGCTGGTGAAGAAGATGGCGTTCGGTGTCCCGAAGGAGCAGTTGTGGGCCGATGCGGGCTACTCGCCGCAGCAGATCGCAAGGTTCAAGTCCATGTTGGTCGAGGAGGGCTTGAGGACCGATGTTTTCGGGCCCGCCCCGGTTGATCCGAACGCCCCGGACCCGAACGCTCCCGTAACGCCCGATGTCCCAACTAGCTGACCGGCACATTGAACTGAACGCCGCGCTTCGTAAGCGCACGGTTGCCGCCGTCACCCGGATTTGGGAGACGTTGCCGGAATACAGGGACGCGACCCTTTCAACGTGGCTGTCTAGCGCCGTGCCGGTTGTCCAGGCCGCTCAACGGGCGGAAATAGCACTTACTCAGGCGTACATTGCGCGGTCGTTGGGCCGCGAGGTGTGGGGCGTGGAGGCCGAGAAGATCATCGCCAACTACCGCAACGGCACCCCCTACAACGACGTTTACACCCGCCCATTCCAGACGGTGTGGACCGCGCTGTCTGACGGCACCCCCTTTGACGCGGCCAAGGCACAGGGCCTCGCCCGCGCAACCCAGACCGTAACGACGGACATCCAGCTCGCCATGAGGGACACGCTTACGATGGTCAAGGTCCGCTAGTGGCCGACGAGATCATTTGGGGTTATCAGCGCGTAGCGGACGGTGACGCCTGCGAGTTCTGCGCCATGCTCGACGGTGCTCAGTTCCGCACGGACGATCCCATGCCGATCCATCCCGGCTGCGGTTGTGGCGTGGAGCCGGTGGAATACACAAGGCTGAACAAGGGCAAGAAGGCACCAAAGCCCAGGAAAGGCTCAACGCCCGCAAAAAGAATCACGGGTGAGGCTGGTCCGGACATGAAGCGCGGGATTGAAACAGCGGCCAAGCAGATTGACGACACGCTAGACACATCGTCCGTCCCCAACGAATTAAAATATCGGGAGCAGGGCGACGGGTCTTGGGGAAATTACGACGTCTATACCGGCAAGGTTGAAATTGACCCGACCATCGACGTTGACCTCGCAAAAATGTCGTATATCCACGAACGCGGGCACCTAGCGGACCTCCCCCCCGAAATTAGCAAGATCAAGGTGACCGCGGCCAAGATCACCACCAAGACCGAGCTGACACCCGTGGAGGCTGCCGCCCGCGAAGCGTTGCTTGCCGAGATCAAGCAAAGCCCCACTTACAAAGCGTTGCAGGCTGCTAAAAAGGCCATCCCAGAGAACTTCGCAAATCCGGCAACCCGCAAGCGCATGAACTTTTGGCTCAATTACCTAATGAGCGACCACGAACTGATCGCACGGGCATTTGCCCAGCATGTCGGCACTAGCCACCCTGGACTGAAAACGGCTTGGAAAAAGTTTAGTGAGGGATACGCTCGTGACACGGGTTACGCATCAAGCAACAACATCTGGGCAGATGGCGAGTTCGACGCCATCCGCTCTTACTTGGTCAAATACTTTGACGTGAGGGGAAGGCGCTAGATGCTTCCGGCAGGCATTACACCGCAGCAGGAAAACGCTGTCAACGACATCATCGACAGCGCCGTTGCTACCCGCACCGCGATCAACACAATCGCCAACATATTGGGCGTCCCGGCTCAGTCGGTGGCGGAGTATGTAGCGATTGCCCGCACCGGCACTTTTGACCTTGTTCCAGACGGGGAGACGCCACCCATGGCAGATGGTGACACAACCCCGACGCCCACCCCGGAGGGCATTGACATCCACCAGCACGGCGAGCTCGGCCCTGTCATTGCCGATCCGTCACACGACTTTTCCACACAGCAGAAGTAAACCCTACGGCGCTTCGATAGCGCCCACATAAGGAGCCATTCGTATGGACCCCGTAGTTGACACGCCCCCGGTGGGCGAAGCAGAACCCGATGCCCCGATCAACGCTGAAGCGGCGGTCGAGGACATCGCGGCACAGGCCGACAAGCCCGATGCCGTGAGCAACGCGATCAAGGCGGAGCGCGAAGCCGCGAAGAAGGCCAAGGCCGAACGCGACGAAGCTCTCGCCAGGATCAAGGAGTACGAGGACGCACAGAAGTCAGAGGCAGAGAAGCGCGAAGAGGCGCTTGCCGAGACCCAGAAGGAACTCGAAGCCCTCCGCAACCAGAACCACCAGCTTGAAGTCCGGCAGCTACGGGCGACCGTGGCCGCTGAAAAGAATCTTCCCCCGAAGTTGGCCGGCAGGCTGACCGGGGAGACCATCGAGGAGATCACGGCTGATGCCGACAGTCTCCTTGAAGACCTGGGAACGATCTCAGGCGAAACGCCCCCTCCCGGTGATGGCGGCGCTCGCACCCCCGTACCTCCGAAGGATCTGGATGACCAGATCGCAGAGGCGGAACGGAAGAGCGATTTCCGCACGTCAATGAGCCTGAAAAACCAGAAGCTTCTTCTGGCGTCTCGGGCATAACACAAGGAGGCCATTATGGCCGGAATCACAGGTCAGGGCGATACCTTCGACCTTCCCAATTACACCGGGGAACTCCTCGCGATTACTCCGCAGGACACCCCTCTGCTCTCAGCCATCGGTGGTCTCACCGGCGGTTCGAGTGTTGATTCGACGGTGTTTAGCTGGTCCACCTACGATCTGCGTGACGCTGACGAAGCCCGTCAGCGCCTCGAAGGTGCGGACGCACCGACCGCTACGGCACGGGTCCGTTCGACCGTTCGTAACGTGGTCGAGATCCACCAGGAGCAGCTGGAGATCAGCTACACCAAGCAGGCCGCCATCGGTCAGATCGCATCGAATGGTTCAAGCCATCCGTACGGTGTCGCCGGCACCGGCTCCAACGCCGTGACGAACGAGGTTGACTGGCAGCTCCAGCAGCACCTCGTTCAGATCGCTCGGGATGTCGAGGTCGGGTTCATCAAGAACACGATGGTCGAGCCCGCCAACAACTCCACCGCTCGCAAGACCGCTGGACTGGCGTCCGTCATCACCACCAACGTCAAGAACAACGCTGACACCACTCTCGACAAGGACGACGTTCTTGACGTGATGCAGCTTTGCTACGACAACGGTGGCCTGATGGAAGGCGAGACCCGCGTTCTGATGGTCGGTTCGACCCAGAAGCGCGCCATCTCCGAGGCGTTCGTCAACGCCACGGACGGTTACCGCTGGCAGGACAGCAACGTCGGCGGTGTCAACTGCCAGTCGATTGAGACTGACTTCGGCAAGCTGAACGTCATGCTGAACCGTCACGTCCCGTCGGATGAGGCGTATGTCCTCTCCCTCGAGGATCTGGATGTCTGCTTCCTCGAAGTACCCGGCAAGGGTCACTTCTTCGTGGAGCCGCTGTCCAAGACTGGTGCTGCTGACAAGTACCAGATCTACGGCGAGATCGGCCTGAAGTACGGCAACCAGCGCAAGCACGGTCGCCTGCACAACATCGGCGGTTACAGCTCGTAATCGCATCTGGCGCACCGCGGCTTCGGTCGCGGTGCGCCGTTGTGTTTTTCTGATCGAAAGGAGCGCCCGTGGCTTTCGCAACGGTTACAGATGTAGCGACCCGGCAGGGGCGAACTTTCACCACCGCCGAAGAGAACCAGGTGACCTTGCTCATCGAACTTGCGACCGCGGCTATCGCTGACGCGGCACTCAAGGATGACGCTTGGGCGGCGGCACTTACCCCTGTCCCCGACATCATCAAAGGTTTGACGATTGAGCTTGTCGGCAGGGCGCTCGCCAATTCCGAGGGGCTGACCAGCCAGTCGGAGCAGATCGGTTCCTACCAGTACATGAAGAGCTTTAACAAGGAGGCGACGACCGCCTTCGCATTGACCGGCATGGAGCGCCGCATTGTGCGCCGCACCGTTGGTTCGCTGAATTACGACGTTCGGACCCCGACCTTCACCGAGGATTACCTCGAGAGCTTGGTGTCGTGAGCGAGGTTTCCATTCTTGTGCCCGTTCTGGGCAGGCCGCATCGCGTAGCACCGTTCCTTGATTCAGCCCGGAATGGGACGCCCGGTGCGGAGGTGCTTTTCATTGCCGACCCCGCCGATTACGGCACCCATGACGCCCTGGAGAACGCCGGGGCCGATTGGATCACGGTGGAGGGCGGCTACGCGAAGAAGATTAACGAGGGTGTCAAGCGAACCGACTCCCCACTGATTTTCACCGCCGCTGACGACCTCAATTTTCGTCCCGACTGGTTCGAGAAGGCTAAGGCCCGCCTCGGTGACGGCATCGAAGTGGTCGGTGTGAACGACCTTTGTGCAGCCCGCGTAATGGCCGGCGAGCACGCCACGCACTTCTTGATGACCCGCGAGTACGCCGAGATGCCGTGTCTTGACGCTTCCCCCGGCCCGTTCTCCGAGTCTTACACCCACTGGTATTGCGATGACGAGCTTGTTGCGACCGCCCGTCACCGGAACGCCATTGCTTTCGCCACCGACTCAATCGTGGAGCACCTGCACCCGATGGTCGGCAAGGCCGATGACGATGCGACCTATCAACTGGGACGGATGAACCGCAAGGTGGATCAAAAGATGTTCAAGCGTCGGAGCAGCCTGTGGGCTTGACCGAACATTCCCCCCGTCAGCGTTCCACGATGGACGTGACGATTGTTGTCTCAACTTTCGGTGGTGCCGAGTGGCAGGAGTTGGCGGAGTCCCGTGCCATCCCTTCGGCCATTGAGCAGGCACCTGTGATTCACGCCCACGGTGACACGCTCGCCAAGGCCCGCAACCAGGGACTCCAGGCGGTCGAGAGCGAGTGGGTCATCTTCCTTGACGCCGACGACGAGCTCACACCCGGCTATGTCGATTCGATGCGGCAGGGTTTGGCCGACCTTCGCGCCCCCGCGGTCGAGTACGTCGGCACCCGTGTCCAAGCCCCTTACGTCCCGAAGGTGGCGGGCCACCGCCACGACTGCTCCGGTGATTGTCTGGTCGACGGCAACTGGCTCGTGATCGGTTCCACGGCCAAGGCGGACATTCTCCGTGAGGTCGGCGGGTTCCGCGAGTACGAGGTGTATGAGGACTGGGACCTTTGGCTTCGCGCCTATCTAGCTGGCGCATCGGTTGAGGCGGTTCCCGCCGCCATCTACCGCGCCCACGTTCGTTCCGATTCCCGTAACCGTGCCCCGTCGATGCAGGTGAAGAACCGCGTTCATTACGAGATCGTGAAGGCCATCGGGTGAGAATCTTCCTTGACATCGGGGCGCACAACGGGCACACCGTTGAGGCGGTCGCCGGCATGGACTTCGACCAGATCTTCTCCTTTGAGCCGATGCCGGAACAGTTCGCCGAACTGGAACGCCGTTTCGGTCACCTGCCGAACGTGACCTTGCTCCCTTTCGGGTTGAGCGGCGCGACCGGCAAGCGTTCCCTGTACGGCTCCAACGCCAATCTTGAGGCATCCGTTTACCCCACGGGAAACACCGTGGATGAGTCGATTGTCACTCGCTGCCATTTCGTTTCCGCCTCCGAGTGGTTTGAGGCCAACCTGACAGACGACGATGAGGTTTTCGCCAAGATCAACTGCGAGGGCTCCGAGGTGGACATCCTGAACGACCTCGTTGGGTCGGGCGAGATTTGGAAGATTCACGCGGTCACCATCTGCTTCGACGTTCAGAACATTCCCGGCCAGGAACACCGGGAGTGGGAGACACGGCAGGCGATGGAGGAGATCGGTTTCAACGTTGGTCGCTGGCATCTTTTCGGTGCCGCGAAGGGGCCAACCCACAAGGATCGGATTCTGGACTGGATGGCTACCGTATGAGGATTTTCGTGACCGGCATAGCGGGCTTCATCGGCTCGACCGTTGCGGAGCTTTTGAGGGACTGCGGCCATCAGGTGAGCGGCTGCGACGACCTTTCGCTGGGCCGCTGGATCAACGTCCCCGAAGGCATCGACTGGGACGTTGGTGACTTGCGGGACATGAAGGCCATCAACGCCGACGTGGTTGTTCACCTCGCCGCGATGTCTTGCGCCAGGTGGCCCGACCCGACCGAGCTGTGGGAACGGAACCTCGAGGCGACCGTTCACCTGAAGTCAATCTTCAATGGCCGCATTGTCTTCTCGTCCACATGTGTCGCCCCGGACCCCCTCCTGGGGGCTTACGCCGGCAGCAAGTGGGCTTGCGAGAACATCCTTCCTGACGCGACGATCTTTCGCTTCGCCAACGTTTACGGCCCCAAGCAGCGTGACTGGGGTGCCGAGCCGGGTGTCCTTGCCGCATGGCAGAAGGCCGAGGCGGACGGCAGGCCAATTCGCATTGACGGTGATGGTTCCCAAACCCGAGATTTCATCCACGTTGACGATGTGGCCCGCGCCATTCTTCTCGCCTGCGAGTCGGATGAGGGTGACGGCCACACAATGGACATCTGTACCGGAGTCCAAACCCCCGTGATCGAGTTGGCGGATCATTTCGACGCGCCCCGCGAGTTCGCACCACGCAACCCGGTGGACCCGGACTCGATGCCCCAGGACCCGGAGCCCGCGGCCCGTATCCTCGGTTTCAGATCGGCCATCGAGCTTTGAGGTACACGCTTCTCCTGATAACCGACGGGCGTGACGATTACCTCACCCGCACTTTGACTTCGGCGCTGGTGAACCTGCCCGCCCCCGAACGGGTGGTGCTGGTTGATGATCGCGCCCACATCCTCGGTTTCGCCGGGGCGATACAGCACGGCTGGGCGCAGATCCTCGCGACCGACGCGGAGTTCATTTTTCATCTTGAGGCCGACTTCACTTTCAACCAGCCGGTCCCACTAGACGACATGGCGCACTTGCTGGAAGACCCACGGATCGTTCAGGTGGCGCTAAAGCGTCAAGCTTGGTCTCCGGAAGAGGTGGCAGCGGGTGGTCTCGTGGAAGCCGTCCCTGCGGCTTTCGAGGAGCGGGATGAGCATGGCGTGGTCCACACCGTGACCCGCCGCTGCTTCACGACCAACCCCTGCCTCTACCGCCGCGAGATCGCGGAACGCGGCTGGCCCCAGGAGCCGGAGTCCGAAGGCAAGTTCGGCATCAAACTTTTCAATGAAGACTTCGAGGCTGTTTCATGTTTCCTCGGTGGCAAGTTTGACCCGCCGATGGTCCATCACATAGGTGACGAAAGGGCTGGTCTTGGTTACTGAAACCGCCGCCATACAGGCTAATAACCGGAGGCCCAAGTGAAGGTCACGGGTATTGCGATGGTCCGCGATGAGCGGGACATAATTGCTCAGACGGTCGGTTGGATGAAACGCAATGTTGACCAAGTTATTGTTGCCGACAATCTTTCCAGCGACGGGACGCGGGAGATACTTGACGGCCTCGGCGTCACTGTTATTGACGACACAGAAGTCGGCTATCGCCAGTCCGAGAAAATGTCAAGGCTTGCGGAGCTGGCAAGGCAGGAGGGCGCGGGATTCATTGTTCCGTTCGACGCTGACGAAATTCACGTTCTGCTTGGCGGCACCATCCGGGACGGCCTAGCGGAGCTGGATGATGACGTTCTCGTTTCCGAAGCCGCGCTGTACGACCATGTTGCCACCGGGGCCGACTCCGATGACACCGATCCGATCCGCCGCCTGACTTATCGTCGTGCTTCGCAGGCACCGCTTCGCAAGGTCGCTGTCCGTGCCGTCGAGGGCGTCACGATCCACCAGGGCAACCACTCGGCTTCTTTCCCCGGCATCCGTCATCCGAAAACGGTCACGGACCTGATGTGCGTCCACCATTTCCCTTACCGCTCGGTTGAGCAGTTCGTCTCCAAGGTCCGTAACGGTGCCGCGGCTTACGCCGCCACCGACTTGCCGAAGGAAGCGGGCGCTCACTGGCGGCAGTACGGCGAGATTCTTGACAGGCAAGGTGAGGCGGGCATTGCGGAGATTTTCCACACTTGGTTTTACCGGGAGAACCCGCACGAGGAGCTGGTCATCCACGGCGAGCAGCAGCGGGCGCTCATACATGATCCGTGCCCGAGGTAGTTATCCCCTTCGCGGGGGACTGCCCGCACCGACGAAAGGCGCTCGAATGGGTCCGCGAGAGACATATCTGGCCCGTCACCGTCGCCTTCGGCGGCGCTCCTTGGATCAAAGCGGAGGCGCTGCGGCCCGCAATCGAGGCTTCTTCCGCCGACGTTCTGGTCATCGCGGACGCCGACTGCTGGACTGACGGGCTCCCTGAAGCCGTCCGTGCGGTTGAACTGGGCGCTCCGTGGGCAAAGCCTCACTCCCTTGTTCACAGGCTCACACAAGCCAGCACAGAGGCTTTGTATCGCGGTGAAAAGTGGACGGAACTTGACGAGCGCCCCTATCACGGGGTAGCGGGCGGTGGTTTCATCGTCGCCCGCCGCGAAACCCTCCTTGAGATCCCGATGGACCCTCGTTTCGTCGGCTGGGGACAAGAGGACCTTTCCTACGCAATCGCCCTTCACACCCTCGCCGGCAACGCATGGCTCGGGGACGCCGACCTGATTCACCTTTGGCATCCGCCGCAGGACCGCATGAGCCGCATGTGGGGTTCGGTCGAGAACAAGCGGTTGATGAAGCGGTACTCAGCCGCGAAGTGTAAGCCCGCCCTCATGCGCTCACTGATCGAGGAGATCCATGCTAGCCAACCTTCTGAACACGCCCTGCACGTTGATTCATCGCTCTAACTCGGGCACCACGACGAGGTACGGGGCGAAGGTCAAGGCGGAAATGACCACCACCACGCTTTGCGCGTTTCAGCAGCGGCAGCGTTCGGACGAGGACGAAGAGCTCGCGTCGAGCCAGTGGATGTTGATGCTGGACGCCGATGAGGATGTCACGAACATTGATGGCGTGGTTGTTGCCGGTCAGCGGTACGAGTTTTTCGGTCAGCCCTGGCCGGTCACTAACGAGCAGACGGGCGTGACCCATCACATCGAAGCGACCGTTACCCGTGTCGCAGGAGCCGAGGCCGGATCTTGATTGACGTTGAAGCCATCACCACCACCTATCTTGACGGCCAGATTGCTACGCAGGTTGTTCCCGAGGCACCGGATGACACTTCCGAGGCGTGGGTGAAGGTGACGCTGATTGATTCCGGGCAGATCGCGGCCAAGGACCAGGACCACTTCAACGTCTATTACCTCCAGCTTGACTGCTACCCGTCGGGTGACGGGGTGGAGCATCAGGAGGAAGCGTCGGACCTTTGCCTTGAGGTGCGGGAGGAGATGGCAGCGATGCCCGCGGCCAGCCACACCGGGGCGGTCATCACCGCTGTCCGGTTCACCGGCTCGAGGCGGATGCCCGACACGGAGTTCAAGCCCCCGCGCCAGCGGTACATCGTAAGCGCCGACGTTTACGCCCATCCCGCATGAAGTACCTGCCGAACCCGAACTTCCTCAACGAGCTCCAGGCCGATGACGAATACATCGACGGCCTCACGGAATGCGCGAAGGAGATCAGGGACAGGGCGTGGTACGTCAAGCACCGCGTCATGGTCAACAAAAGATTTCGTCCCATTGAGGTCGATGCCGCCGACGGCGATGTCTACGTAACCGACACCGACTTCGGCGCACACCTTGACGAATACGGCAGCGTGAACAATCCGGCCTACGCACCGATGCGTACCGCCGTCCGCGCCGCAGGTTTCCGACTCTCCGAAGAGTCCAAATAGCACCCCCGCGCCATTAGGCGCACCACTCAGTAAACACCAACGCCCTCCGGGGCAGGAGGTAAACCCATGTCGCAAGATACAGATGAGATTCTTGTCGCAGCAAAGGGCAACATCTATATTGCCCCGGTCGGCACATCACTGCCGGCCACCGAAGTAGCCACCCTCAACGGCTCCTTCATCGACCTCGGTTACACGACCGAGGAAGGCACCAGCCTCACCTACGGTCAGACGACCGAAGACATCGGTGCGTGGCAGTCGCCGGACCCGGTTCGCCGGATAAGGACTGGCACCAGCATGACCGTCACGTTCAACCTGCTCCAGTTCAACCGTCTGTCGTTCTCGCTCGCCTTCGGCGGCGGAACGTGGTCGAACGCCAGTGCGACTTCCTGGCGTTATGACCCGCCGGACTCGGACGACGGCCTCGCCGAGTACGCGATGGTCGTGGACTGGCAGGACGGGTCGAAGAAGACTCGCCTCGTGGTTGAGCGCGGCACCGTCAGCGAAGACGTGTCCACCAGCCTCGTTCGCACCAACGCAGCTGTCCTGCCGATCAGCCTCAAGGCTCTGAGGCCGGACAACAGCAACAGCGCGTGGTACAGCGTCACCGGCGACACCGAGTTCGGAACCACCAGCTAATGACTAACACCAAGTCAACAGCAGCGAGCTCGAAGTCCGGTACTTCGGTAATGGTTGGCGGTAAGAAGTTCACCGTCACCGAGAAGATCCCCTTCAGGTTCCTGAAGGCGGCGCAGGAAGAAAACCTCGCGGAGATCGTAGAGATTCTGCTGGGTGCCGAACAGGCCGAAGCGTTCTGGGCGTTGGACCTCTCCATTGAGGAGGGCACCGACGCCATTCAGAAGCTGGTCGAGAAGGCAGGAGCCTCCCTGGGGGAATCCTAAGCCTCGCCGATTTCCTGAGTGATGACACTTGGGATGCGGTCGAGGCTGACTTCCAGCGCTTTTACAGGCTGGACCTGCGGCATGAAGTGAACACGGCGGGACTCCGACGGCTTTATGTGCTGACAAGGCACTTGCCGTCGGAGGCTGCGCTGTGGGTAATCAAGAGGGACACGCCGAAGAAGGCGGCGTCTCTGGATGAGCTCGGCCAGTTCTTTGGCCGTAACACGCCTGATTAGGAGGTGAGCAGTGGCAACTCGGATCGGTACAGCCTTTGTCGATGTCAAGGGTGATTTCACTCAACTGAACCAGGGAGTTGCTGCTGCTCTCGCTCCGGCGAAGCTCGGCAAGTTCGGCAAGGTCGCCGGCGTTGCTGCGGGTGCCGCGTTCGCGGGTGGTATTGCCGCTGCCGGTATCGGCAAGTTGGCGTATGACCTTGGCGCTGAGTTTGACAAGGCGTTCGACAAGATTCGTGTTGGCACCGGCAAGACCGGCAAGCCGCTCAAGCAACTAGAGAGAGATTTCAAGGCGGTGTTCTCGTCGGTTCCGACCGATGCTGAGAATGCCGCCACTGCTATTGCAGGACTCAGCACCCGTCTGGACTTGACGGGCAAGCCGCTTCGCAGAATGTCGAAGAACATGCTGGAGCTGTCCCGCATGACCGAGACAGACCTCGGCGGCAACATCCAGTCCGTCACCCGCCTTTTCGGTGACTGGGGCGTTCAGACCGAGAAGCAGATTCCGACGCTGAACAAGCTGTGGCGGGCGCACCAGAAGACCGGTGTGGGCATCAAGGATCTGTCCGACCTCATGGTCCAGTTCGGTTCCCCGCTGCGGAACCTCGGCTTCGACTTTGATACCGCCGCCGCGATGTTCTCCAAGTTTGAGAAGGAGGGCGTCAACGTCCAGACCGCCATGCCGGGTCTGCGGATGGCACTCAAGAACTTCGCGAAGGACGGCAAGGACCCGCAGAAGGCGCTGATGGCGACCTTCGAGGCGATTGATAAGGCCGGGTCCACCGCTAAGGCCAACACCATTGCTTTCGACACGTTCGGCACCCGCGCCGGACCCGATCTCGCCGCCGCGGTGCGCGAGGGACGCTTCGAGTTCGACGACATCATCAAGTCGATGAGGGACGGCAAGTCCACCATCATGGACACCTCGAACGACACTCGCGATTTCGGCGAGAACATGAACAAGTTCGGGAACAAGCTCAAGGTCATCTTCGAGCCGCTGGGTACCCTTGTCTACAACTCGGTTGGGAAGCTGTCTGCGGCGTTGGCCGACCTGCCGCTGAAGAAGTACGCCAGCGAGATCCAGAAGTTCACGAAGCACAACCAGGACTTCAAGGATGTGCTGAAGGCAGTGAGGGTCGGGCTGAAAGCTTTCGGCGAGGTGGCGAGGGTCGCCTTCTCGATCATGAAGGAGCAGTTCAAGGCGGCATGGACCTACGTCAAGGGTGCCATGCAGGTCATGCGCGGGGTTATCAAGGTCACCTCCGGTGTGTTGACGGGCGACTGGTCGAAGGCGTGGGAGGGTGTCAAGGACATCTTCCGCGGCTCGACCAAGGTGGTGCTCGGTGTGTTGCGGGGCATGACGGCCCCTGCCCGCAAGATCGGCGGCTTGATCATGAAGGGCCTGAAG